GAAGGCGACCCATTGAAATGGGCCGAGCGTCGCTGTGCAGACACTCTTGCCATCATTCGCCCGACGATGATGCAGCACAAGATCCGCACATCGGAGTGGCCGCCTGTTGCCGCCACAGCCAAGCCGCTGCCGGAGGTGGACGAATGAAAGCCCTGATCGATTTTGAGTACTACCTGTACCGCATCGCTTCAGCGTGCGAGTACGAAATCGAATGGGAGCCGGATGTGTGGACCTACGCCTGCCGTCACGACGAGGCGAAGGACGGCATTCAACAGTTCATCGGCAGCGTGCGCGAGGCGCTGCCGGATTGCGATCAGGTCATCCTGGCGGTTGGTGATCGCGCCAGCTTCCGCTATGGGATCTGGCCGCAGTACAAGGCCAACCGCCGGGCCAACCGCCGGCCGGCCGGCTACCGCACGCTGATCGACTGGGTGAAGCAGGCGGCTGACACCCGTGGCTGGATCATCCGTGGCCTGCCTGACGTGGAGGCCGACGACGTGCTCGGCATCCTCTGCGAACCCGGTGATGTGATCGTGTCCGAGGACAAGGATCTGCTCACTGTTCCCGGCCTGCACCTGCGCGGTGCCGAGTTCATCGAGCAATCCAAGGCCCAGGCCGATCGCGCCTTCTACGGCCAGGTGCTCACCGGCGACAGCTCAGACAACTACCCCGGCTGCCCTGGTATCGGCGCCGTTACTGCCGCCAAGCTGCTCGACCCATGCCGCACGGAGATCGAGATGTGGGCCGCAACGGCGGCAGCCTTCCAGAAGAAGGGCGTGTCCCTCTCTGGTGCCATCGCCCAGGCCCGCTGCGCTCGCATCCTGCGGGCCGGTGAATACGACCTGGCGGCCGGCACTCCTCGGCTGTGGCAGCCTCCGGTAGCCTGAGCCTGAACATCTGCACTTGTGCAGTGCTACAGCCGGTTGTTCCCGATGTGTTGCTGGACAAGCTGCGGGATTCATTTCCCGCAGAACCATCCCGCTCGATGACACATCGGGAGCTCGATCACTTCATCGGTCAGCAGGAAGTGGTGCGCTACATCGCGCAGTTGCACCGCGAGCAATCGATCGTTGGCTTCGAGGAGGACTGAGCGATGTGTTCCGGCGGCGGCAGCCCTGCGGTGATCACGATGCCGGACACCGGCGCGTATGACCGTCAGCTGCAGATGCAGCTTGATGCCATGCGGGCCACCCAGAACGGCGCCGCGCAGCTCAAACAGGCTGAGCTCAACCAGGCGCTGACCAGTCAGCAGCAGGTGTTGACCGATCTGCGCGACCTGCAGACCCGCCGCGCCAACGAGACCGCCGCCAATGCCCAGCGCATCGCCGCGCTGATCGGCACGCCCCCGCCAGAGAAGGCGGCGCAGGCGCCGGTGATCGGTTCCGATCGCGCCACCGCCAGCCGTCCCACCGGCAAGCGCGGCCTGCGCATTGATCGCGCTGTCGCCGCCACCCAGGCCGCCGGCACCGGCCTGAACATCACCTCAGGAGGTTGACCATGTGCTTCGGCAGCCGGCCGCAGGCCCCGCAGATCATCTATCAGGGCCCCAGCCAGGACGACATCAACCGGAATGCTGCAGCCCTGGAGACCTACCGGGCGCAATCGGCGCAGCAGCAGCAGCAGTTTGCGCAGCAGCTGCAGATGCAGATCGATCAGGCCAACGCCCAGGCCAATGACCAGCGCGCCCGCCTGGCGCAGGAGCAGCAGATGGCAGCGAGCGAGCTGGCAGCTCAGCAGCAGGGCGCCTACGCCGCTGCCGTCACCCAGTCCCAACCGGTGGAGGCCGCAACCACCACCGCTGCCAAGCCCAAGGAGAAGCGCAAGAGCGGCTTGAAGATCGCGCCCGGCGCCACGGCGGCATCCGCCGGGGCCGGCCTCAACATCGGAGTGTGAGCCGTGTGTGTTGGCGCACCTGTAAGCAGCCTGCCGGATGACCAGCTGAATGCGATTGCAGACAGCCCCAGCGTCGCCCCGCGGCCAGGGGTGAGCTGGTTTGTCGCCCAAGCCGCAGATGGGCGGATCGCCGAGGCCAGGCGTGTCAGGGATGAGCGTGCGGCCATCCGATCGCAGCTTGAGAGCCTGGCTGCGCAACGCACGGCGGAGGCAGCGCGGCAGAGAGAGGAAATGCAACGCCTCCAGCGCGCGACAGAGCAGGCGAGGATTGATCAGGAGGCCACCGTGGCCCAACTGCAGCAGCAGAGCGAACAGCAGCAGCAACAGATCGCCCAGTCGCGCCTGGCCACCCAGGCCGTCGCCAGTTCGATGAAGGTTTTATCTGCCGCGCCGTCCACCAGGGCCCCCGCCGCTGCCGTCACCCGGCCCGCGCCGGTGCGCCGCGGCGCCCGCACCACAACATCACCGCTGCGCATCGGCGGCACCAGCCAGGCCGCAGGCGCTGGCCTGAACATCGGAGGCTGAACCCATGAGTTGCGAGAAGCGTTACGCCCAGCTGGAGAGCGATCGGAACATCTACCTGCAGCGTGCGCGCAGCGCAGCACGGCTGACCCTGCCCTATCTGATCCCGCAGAACGACAGCTACGTCCGCAACCAGGCCGAGACCTATCCACTGCCGTGGAATGGCATCGGCGCCCGCGGCGTTCACAACATCGCCAGCCGGCTGGTGCTGGCGCTCCTGCCACCAACGGAGACGTTCTTCCGCTTCACGTTCGATGAGCTGAAGCAAGCCGCCGATGAGCAGGACCTGATTCGCGGTGGCGCCGACCCGAACGAGATTGCCAAGGCCAAATCAGAGTTTGAGGCCACGCTGTCGCTGATGGAGCGGGCGGTGTTGCGCAGCATCGAAACCAGCAACGACCGCGTGGCCGTGCTTGAAATGCTGCAACACCTGATCGTGGGCGGCAATGTGCTCGGCTACGTGGGCAGTAAGGGCCTGCGGGCGTTCCACCTCAACCGCTACGTGCTGCGACGCGATCCGATGGGCAGCCCCCTGGAGGCGATCGTCTGCGAGGAGCTCAGCGCCGACAGCCTGCCGCAGAAGGTGGAGGACGCCCTGGCCATGGCAGATGGGGAGCCGCGCGAGCGAGGCGAGGAGAAGGAAACGATGCAGCACGAGGAGGAGGAAGCCACCAGCGAATACGACCGGGTGGTGCGGCTCTACACCCACATCGAATGGGAGGACGAACAGGTTTCCTGGTATCAGGAGATCAAGGGCGTCAAGATCCCTGGCAGCCGTGGCGAGGCCAAGCTCGCGGAATCACCGTGGCTGCCACTCCGGATGTACCGGATCGATGGCAGCGACTACTCGCCCGGCTACGTCGAAGCCGCCTGCCAGGCCGATCTGCAGACCGCTGAGGCCCTGAGCCAGGCGATCGCCGAGGGCTCGCTGGTGAGCGCCCAGGTGAAGCACCTGGTCAAGCCGGCGGGCGTCACCAATGCCAAGCAGCTGGCCGAGGCCGCCAATGGTGCGTTCGTGCCGGGCAACCCGGACGATGTGTTCACCATCCAGGTGAACAAGGGCGGCGATCTGCGCGTCGCCATGGAGGGCCTGGCCCGGGTAGAGGCACGCCTCTCCCAGGCCTTCATGCTGATGGACGTGCGCGACAGCGAGCGCACCACCGCCGAGGAAGTGCGGCTGCAATCGCTGCAGATCGAGCAGTCGCTCGGCGCGATCTATTCCATCCTCACGGTGGAGTTCCAGCAGCCCTACATCAGCCGCAAGCTGGCCCTGCTCTGGCGCGACAGCAAGCTGCCGAAGCTGCCGAACAATCTGGTCAAGCCGGTGGTGAGCGTGGGCCTGGCGGCCGTGGGTCGCGGCAACGACCTGGAGAAGACCGCCCGGTTCATGACGCTGCTGCAGCAGACGCTGGGGCCCGAGGGGATCGCCACCTATGTGCAGCCGTCCGAGCTGATCCGGCGCCTGGCCGCGTCGATGGGCATGGACACCATGGGCCTGGTCAAGCGCGACGAACAGCTCGCGGCCGAGCAGCAGCAGCAGCAGCAGATGGCGATGGCGCAGCAGGCGATGGCGGCCGGCATGGCCGACCCGCAGAAGCTGGCCAATGCCGCGGCCGTCACCCAGCAGATGGCGGCGCCCCCGCCAGCTGACGCCCAACCCACTGAACAGCCACCCGCATGAGCACCACCACCGAAGCGCTGCAGGCCATGGTTGGCCCTGGCCAGCAGGACGTGTTTGATGAGTTCCTGGCTGAGATCGCGGAACAGGACCAGCAGATCGATGCGGCCGAGCGAACGGCGATCGACGACGACGACGCCACAGACGACGACGGGCAGCCGAAGCTGCTGGCCGGCAAGTTCCGATCAGCCGAGGAGCTGGAGAAGGCCTACCTCGAAGCGCAGAAGCTGATCGGCCAGCGCGGTCAGCAGCGCAGCGAGGAGCAGGCCCCGGCGGAACCGGCGCCGCTCAGCCGCGAGCAGGCGATCGAGCACTACGGCGATTCGATCGTGACCGCCGCAGAGGAGGCCGGCATCGATCTCGGCGCCTGGGATCAGGCCGTCCGCCGCGGCGACGACACGGCAGAGCTGCGCCAGAAGCTGAGCCAGCAGACCGGCATCCCCACCCAGCTGATCGAGCAGTACGAGGCGGCCTATCGCCCGCAGCCGAAGACAGCTGATGGCGGCACCCAGGGCCTCACCGATGCCGATGTGGTGGAGATCAAGGCGGCGGTCGGCGGCGAGCAGGAGTTCGCCCGCCTGTCGCAATGGGCGGCGACCAACCTGCAGCCGGCCGAGCTCAGCGCCTACAACCAGGCCGTGGACGCGGGCAACCGCCAGGCGGTGCAGGCCTTCCTGTGGGGAATGCAGGCTCGTGCCAATGGCGGCGCCACCACCCGCGAGCCCGAGCTGATCGGCGGCGGCCGGCCGCCCCAGGCCGCGCGGTTCGAGACCCAGGAGCAGGCGCTGGAGGCAATGCGCAAGACCAACGAGAACGGCAAGCGCCTCTACAACGTCGATCCGAAATACCGGGCCTGGTACGAGAAGACGCTGGCGCGATCGACATTCAGCGCATAATGAGCGCATGAGTTGATCTGCACGGGTGGAGCTAAGCGGGCCTCCTGCGGGAGATACCCCGCTGCGGTGAAGCAACGGACAGAGGCTCGCAATCCCTTCGGCCAATGGCCACTCTTACGAACCTCGACCGTCTCGGTCAAATCAAGCAGAACGGCGACGTTGATGCGCTGTTCCTCAAGCTCGGGATGACGGAGGTGCTTGACGCCTTCGATCGCACCTGCGTGTTCAAGGGCAAAGTCAAGGAACGGAACATCCGCGGCGGCAAGTCTGCGGCGTTCCAGGTGTCCGGTCGCAACCAGGCCGCGTACCACGTTCCTGGTCAGCCCATCCTGGGTGACACCAGCCCGGTGAGCTCCAGCGACCGCAACGAGTACATCATCAACCTGGACGGCCTGCTGGTCGCCAGCGATGTGATCTACGAACTCGACGAGCTGAAGAACTACGTCGATGTGCGGCAGGACACCACTCATCAGCTGGGGCAAGCCCTGGCCCGTGAGTGGGATGCCCGCGCCGCCCGCGTGATCTACGGCGCCGCCAAGACGACCACCGAGCCGCTGAACGCGGCTGGCGCGGTTGTCACCGGCAGCATTGCCACCACCACCCTCACGGTCACGGCTGTCACCAGCGGTCGCCTGGTGGTGGGGCAGACGATCAGCGGCACTGGCGTCACCGCCGGCACCACGATCGTTGCCCAGCTCACCCAGACCAGTGGTGATGCGGCCGGCCTGCGCGGCACCTATCAGGTGTCGGCGTCGCAGACCGTCTCCTCAACCACGATCACGGCGGTGGGCGGCCCCAGCGCCGGCCGCACCGGCCAGTCGCGCACCTTGAGCGGCACCTATCTGAGCGGCACCAACAATGCCCGAGGCGACGAGCTGATCGCTGCAATCTCGG